GTCTTTTTTGAATTGTATTTCTTTTTGCGTCTGGAGGATCTCCGTCAAAAACAAACACGGGTAAAATACCGTTAGACATGTAATATTTAATTCTATTTACTATACCAACTAAATGAGAATTTTCAGCCTTTGAAGCATATTTAAATTTATATAAAAGAATGCTACAATCTATCCCAAAAATAGATCCACTGTAATGCTTTATGTCTGCGGTAGTCTCAGCTTCTGGTGAGTATTTTTTAATGAGATTGTTTAGGCCACGAATTCCCATTTCTTATTATTAATATAAATTAATCTTTTAAATCTTATTTTTTTTAGCAATTGTAAATTTACATATCTTTTATGCTATAATTATTCAAAATGATATATTCCGATTCCGAACTTTTAAATTTAGTTTTACATTTACATTTAGAATTAGAATTAGAATCAGAATTCGATTTTTTTACATCTGGTTCTTTAATACTATAATCACTAAGAATAAATACTTCCGATTCGTCTGATTCGTCCAACAATTTATCAGTCAAATCTATAATATTTTTTGGTTTTGGAAATTTTGGATGAGTTTTAATGTTGTTATTTCTATAAAATTCGACGTCTTTCCAAAATGTCTCCAGTTTTTTTAGATTTTCTTTTAGCCAATCTTCATCTCTATTAACACGTACAATATTTATCTCATTTGGTGGCCTGTATTCAATAAAATCGGCTATTTCTAAATCGCAAATAAACATATTCAACTGAACCTGTGGTAGGTAATAATCTGGAATCTGTCCGTGTTTTATAACTCGTCTATAAGGACACTTAACTTCAAGTAATATCGGTTTAGCATTGGGTTCAGTTGTAGAAATAGCAATTCCATCTGGAGAACCCGCCAACCAATAATAATCTTTATTGTTATATACATCTTCGTGAGCTATTAAACCATAATTGTAATTTACCTGTCCAGTAATTTTACAGTATTTTTTAATTGCTTCATCTTCGTATTTTTGACCATGTAGAGTAGCCACATTTCCGACGAACGGATTTAAATCGTGCCCGCATTTTTTAAAAAGAACTTCATGCGATTTCTGATATGGATTAATACCTAAAGCAGTTGCTGCGTCGGAACTTGTAAGTTTGTTTTCTCTCTGTTTAAACCATTCTTGCGACCGTTGTTCGTACTGTGGTATTTTGAGCAACTTTTCAATTTTATCCATAAAAACCTATTTTTTTGTATTTAAATAAGTTTTAAATCAAATTATTTAATTTTTTTAACTAAAACAGTCGGAGTATTTTTCTTTTTCATTTGTTTTTTATCGTATTCTGGTATAGCTTTCGCTTTTTTTTCATCGTAATTTTTTTTACAATATTTCCAAAGTTCTTTAGTTCCAACTTTGAAATTTCTAGTTGGTTTTGCTCTATACCAAAATACACAATCTTGAATGTTATTACTTTTAGAAGTATTATCTAAGACTAAACAATCGTAACCTTCTGTACAACTATTTAGAACATCTTGGAATACACTAAAATGTGGAAAAATTCCAAAAAAATTTTTGTATATTTTTTCTTGATTTTGAATGATGTTTTCTCTTAAAATAAATACGTAGTCTATGTTTGATCTTAAATCTGGTGGCAAATCCATACAATACTGCATAGTTAGCATGAATGATATTCTCCAATGTCTTCCATTCATAAATATTCCTCGTATGTTCACGTCTCTTATCATTCGTTTGTCGTACATACAATCGTCCAATAGAACAAAAACATCACCATCTGGAGTTTTAGTATCAGAGTTAATTACTTTTTTCTGTCTAGTTATTACCTGCTGAATTATTTCTGGTTTGTATTCTGAATGAATTAATATTTCCGGGATAAATTTAGAATAATAAGCGTTTCCATCTTCAGTTGCCGATATAGCAACTCCAGCTTTTATACGCCTCATATAATATAATATATCAGCAACCAATGTACTTTTTCCTGTACCACGTTTTCCTATAAATACAATAGTTGGCGGGCCTGCTCCAGTAGTTCTTCTTGCTTCTATACTTCTAGGTTTAAATTTTGATAAACTAATAGACATTATTAAATTAATAATATTTTTAAAAGAAAAATACTCCACGAAATAATCAATCAAAATAATTGGAAGTTAGAGGTATATCAGTTTCAAGAGTGTAATATGAAACTATTATACTTATTATTATACCCGAAAAGCATGATATTCCGAGACACAACTTTTTATATTTTTCTTCCTTATCAAATTTATTTAATAACATGTAAAACAAAAAACTTGAAAAACCTATTATAATTAAATGCATTAGATCTAAAGTGTAAAAATCTAGAAACGCCATTGTATTACATTACATTTTATTTATAAAATAAAGTACAAAATTAAACCAATTCAGTAAAATCAAATTCAATAAAATCAAATTCAAATATATTATGGAATTAAAAGTGTATCCCATCCACCGGCAAAACGGTCTATAAATTTTGAATAATTTAATTGTTCCATACAATATTTTTTAATATCAAATTTACCATCTTCCTTGTAAGTTGGATAGCTTTTATTTACAGCATCACTTAGATATGGTCCAAAAAAATCTTCATTTTCGTATAATATAACCGGTCTATATTTTTTAATAGTTTCGACACCTTTTGAAAATAAAAAATTTTCAGAACCTTGTGCGTCACAATGAATAAAACCTATATCGTCTAAATTCATATTATCTATAGTTGTTAATTTAATATCTTCTCCATCGTCTCCTAAGCAAATACCTCCAAAATTACACCCTAAATGTCTTTCATCTGTGTGTCTTTTTTTTACATTTCCTCCACCACCATCTAAAGCAACAGCATTCATTTTTCCACATCCTTCGAAACAGAATACACCCGAATGGCGTGGTATAATTTTATTTTGTAGATTATTTTGTTCTATATTTTTAACTAATAAATTATACATATCACGCTGTGGTTCGTATACGTACAATTTTTGTGTATCGTTTAAATAAGAAGCATATACAATAGACGACGTACCGCAATGTCCTCCTATTTCTAAAATATTGCGATTAGCGGGTATATATTTACGCAATTCTAATAACGTATTGATTTCCCAGTATTCACCTTTTCTAAAAACATCCCCGATATAATTTTCATTTTTATATAGAGTAATCAAACCATATTCAGTATGATATGTCTCCATTTGTAATTTATTATATTATTAATTTAAAATTAAAACGAATATATATAATATAATAATATAAATATAATGGGTATCACTGTTAATGATCTTACAACTTTTAATACTTTAATTAAAATAGATTATGGAGATAAAATAGTATTTTTTAAGTTTGGAACAGATTGGTGTATTCCGTGTATCGAAATTGATAAAATTTTGGTAACTATTCCAAATTCACTTATTTATTATATATCTTTTGATAACGAAAATTTTGAATCGTATTTAATGGAAAATAAAATTTACACTATTCCATACATAATAATTAAATATGGCAAAAAAATTAAGAAAATAAATGGCATACATACTATTAATCAAATCGAGAAATACATCGAAGAACTCAAAATTTAATTTAATTTAATTATTGCTAAAAAAAAAATAGTTTAAAAAAATAGCAAATAAAACTATTGGGATACAATGACGGAAAATTATAAAAAATACACGCAAATAGAGCACATACTGGCCAGACCTGGTATGTACATCGGGGATACAAAATGTACATCAACAGAGTGTTGGGTTGTAAATCTAGAAACTAATAAATCGGAAATTAAGATGTGTAAGTGGAATCCTGGTATTTTTAAAATATTTGATGAAATTTTGGTTAACGCAACCGATGAGGTACAGAGAAACAAATCTGTTAAATGTATCAAAATAGAAATAAACGATAAATTCATTTCAGTTTACAATGACTCCGGAATACCTATTGAAATTCACCCAGAATATGATATTTATATTCCAGAATTAATCTTTGCGAATTTATTAACTTCCAGTAATTACGACGACACCGTTAAAAGAACTACAGGTGGATTAAATGGTCTCGGTGCTAAACTTACTGCTATATTTTCGAATGTATTTACAGTGGAAACCGCAAAAGCCGGTAAAAAATACACCCAAACTTACGAAAAAAATTTGAGTATTATAGGGAAACCGGTCATTACGACTTCATCTAAAGAATATACAAAAATTACATTTTTTCCAGATTTCGAAAAATTTGGAGTAAAATGTATATCCGATGACACAAATGAAGTTCTAATCAAGCGTGTTTTCGACATCTGTGCTATAACACCTAAATATGTAGACATCTTTCTGAACGGTAAGAAATTGCCCATTAAAAATTTTTCAGATTATATTTCTGTTTACATTGGAAATATTAAAACAAGTCCAAGAGTAATTCAAGAAAGTGAAAATGAACGATGGAAAGTTTCTGTATCAGCATCTCAAAACGGATTCCAATGTATATCGTTTGTTAATGGAATATGTACATCTGATGGCGGAAGTCACGTAGAACACGTTATAAATCCAATAATTAAGAAATTAACCGATCTAATTCAAGAAAAACACAAAAACCTGACAATCAAACCACAATACATCAAGGATAATCTATTTGTTTTTATAAATTGCTTCATCGACAATGCGACTTATTCTTCACAAACCAAGGAAAAACACATCACCAAAGTTTCAGACTTCGGAACTAAATTTACTCATTCTGATGATTTTATATCACAAATAGCAAAATTGGGAATAATCGACAGCATTTTAGCAATAGCAGAAGCAAAAGAAAAGAAATCTCTACAGAAGACTGACGGCAAAAAAATCGGACGGATTCTAATTCCAAAGCTAGATGACGCAAATAAAGCTGGAACGAAGGACTCTAAAAACTGTACTATTATTTTTACAGAAGGAGATTCGGCTAAAGCAACTGCGATTTCGGGGTTGTCTATAGTAGGCCGAGATCACTACGGAGTTTTTCCACTTCGTGGTAAACTTTTAAATACAAAAACTGCCACTTATGCTCAACTTGCCAACAATGAAGAAATTAATAACATTAAAAAGATCATCGGACTTCAAACTGGTAAAAAATACAAAGCAGTTTCAGAACTTAGATATGGAAAAATTCTAATCATGACAGATGCGGATACAGATGGATTTCACATCAAAAGTCTCATTATTAATTTTATAGGAGATGGCTGGCCAGAACTACTCAAAACGGATTTTGTGTCTTCCCTAATTACACCAATTGTTAAAGTTTCACATAAAAACCTAACAACACCGTTTTACAATATCAGCGATTACAATTTGTGGAAAGAAAAGAATGATACATCTAAATTCAAAATTAAATATTACAAGGGACTTGGTACTAGCACAACCCTTGAAGCTAAAGAGTACTTCAAAGAAATGAAAACTCTCGATTATAAAAACTGTTCAGAAGAAGATGAAAAATATTTAAATCTTGCTTTCAGCAAAACCGAATCGGACTCAAGAAAGAAATGGATATTAGACAATATAAAAAATCCTCAAACACTTGATTATACAGTTTGTAAAGTTGACATATCTACATTAATTAATAAAGAACTAGTTTTATTTTCGATTGCGGACAACGTAAGATCTATTCCAAATTTTATAGATGGAATGAAACCTTCACAAAGAAAAGTAATTTTTGCTTGTATTAAGAAAAATTTATACTCTGAAATAAAAGTTTCACAACTTTCTGGATATGTATCTGAAGTTTCGAGTTATCATCATGGTGAAGCGAGTCTACAGGATACAATTATAAATTTAGCACAAAATTTCGTGGGTTCTAATAATGTAAATCTTTTAGAACCAGTGGGACAGTTTGGTTCCAGACTATTCGGTGGTAAAGATTCGGCGAGTCCAAGATACATCTTTACCAATCTTTCTAAAAATTTTAAAGAGTTATTTAATCCAGATGATTTCAATATATTAGACTATCTCGACGACGATGGATTTTCTATTGAACCGAGGTATTACGTCCCTAATTTGCCGATAATTTTGATAAACGGATCGAGGGGAATCGGAACTGGATTTTCTACCGATATTCCATGTTTTAATCCAAAAGACATAAAAGATAGACTACTAAAATTGACTGAAAATGAAGACTGTGAAATTGAAGAACTGATGCCGTGGTACAAAGGCTTTACTGGAAAAATTATTAAAGTTGAAACTAACAAATGGACATCACATGGATTATATGAAGTGAAAAGCAATAAGATTATAATTACGGAACTACCGATCGGAACCTGGACAGAAGATTACAAAACTTTTTTGGATAAACTTGAAACTGACGAAATAATTTATTCTTATAAGAATAATTCAACTGATACTACTATTCATTTTGAAGTTAGTTTATCATTGGAAAATGTAATACAATGGACTACCAACGGAGAAATAGAAAAAAAATTAAAATTGATGTCCCATATATCAGGGAAAAACATGTATGTATTTGATGAAAATGATAAAATAGTAAAAATGGAGAGCGCTGAAGAAATAATTTTTAGATTTTGGAAAATCAGGAATGAATATTACCTCAAACGACAGAAATACCAGATTAATAAAATCAAATGTGAACTAGATATAATAACAGCTAAAATAAAATTCATCGATGACGTAATCCATGAAAATATCAAGGTATTCCGGCAGCCACTTGAATTTATAAATTCTCAACTTGAGATGAAAAAATATTCTAAAGTTGAAAATAGTTATAGATATCTTACAGACATGAAAATACACTCATTCAGCAAAGACACTATAGATA